CTTGACTATTTAATATATCTGATAAAGCACCCATTCTTTGTGCCATAATAATTCTATCTGTATATTTAAAAGTTAAATCAGTCCATACATTGTTACGCATTTCATCTGCATTTAAATGTATAGCATTAATTTCTTTAGATAGTGCTTTGGCTAATGTTGTTTTGCCAGAGCTAGGAAGTCCAAATATAAGTATTTTTACTGGTCTAATTGTTTGCATTTTTTTACAATGCTACTAGATAATTTTACATCTATATTTCTTTTGCTTATTATAGGTCTTACATCATGTTGACCTAACATTCCGTAAACTTCATCATTTTCAGGATGCTTATTTACTATATTGTTAAAGTCATGTTTAAAAGACTCTAAATCACAAAATTTATATATTTTATCTATTATAGAGTTAGTATTATGTAATAGGTCGTCATATTGAATAAATAAAAACTCGCCTTTATTGTTTTCTTTAGCCCACTTAACTCCATTTAAAGACCTTACAATGGGTTCTGACCAATCATCTAATAAACCTTTTTCTAAATTACCTTGCCAATTATTTTCTTTTCTTAAATAAACAAAAGACTTAACAATGTCAATAATGGGTCTTTCTAAAACAATAACTTTAGGTTGATTATTAATATACTGATGTAACATATTCATATTGTCTGGCAAAGTCCATGAACGACATTTGTCTATCACAGTTGATGCTTTTACATCTTTATAATAAATACTTGGTATAGATGCTATTAAGTCTTTTATTGTATTGTTTCTATTATTAGCTAATAATTGTTCTTTGGCATTACTATTACAAGACTGTTGCATATCCCACATTAACTGACAAACTGCACTATTTCCTTCAGCATGTATATCAGGGTTTTGAGAAAGAATAGCAGATAATAATGTAGAACCTGACCTAGGTAAACCACTTAGAGCTATAAATTTATTCATAGCATATATTATATACTATTAAGCTACGTAAGTTTCTGAAACTGTAAATGTAATTATAGTATTTGAACTAGATAAACCTATGCTAAACTACCAGAGCTTGTAAATGTATGTATTGTGTTTCCGCCTGATGATGTTACAGTTCCGCCTGTGAATACTTGTGAGCCAGCGTATGAGATGATAACAACACCTGAACCTCCATTACCACCAGAACTAGTATTACTATTAGCTCCACCACCACCACCACCTGTATTTGCTCCGCCAGCGCCACCAGCTCCTCCAACAGTACCAGAACTTCCAGAATTTAAAGCTGACCCACCTCCAGACCCTGCAGTTCCTCCACGAGGAGCGCCTCCGCCGCCTCCGCCAATTCCACCAGACCCAGCGGTAGTTTGATAGGCTCCACCTCCGCCTCCACCTGCCCAGTATAATGAACTTCCATTGATAGTATTTAAAGTTCCTGCTCCTCCGTTCCCGCCAGGTCCGAATGTTGAACCACTACCATTGACACCTACAGCTGCAGAACCTCCTCCACCAGCACCAGAAGCACTGCTTGTTGTACCGCCATTATTGCCTTGACCAGACGTAGCTGACCCACCAGAACCTCCGCCACCCCCAGACCCTCCATTACGACCACCACCACTTGGACTACCAGAACCAGTGCCGCCTCCACCTCCACCTATAGATACTGCATAAGTAGAAAAACTAGAGTTACTACCATCAGACCCAAAAGTATTTGTTGCCCCACTACCTCCACCACCAATTGTAATAGAATAAGACGTACCTACAGCAATTAATACAGAACTTGTTAAATATCCGCCAGCACCACCACCACTAGCATTATGTCCACCACCACCACCACCTCCTGCAACAACAAGGTAATTAGCAGATACAGTAATAGCACCTTTAGACGCAATAAACATTTGCATTATGCCACTCATTATGAAATGTTTCCTGAAATCACACAAACTGTTGAACTAATAAATAATATGGTAGCTACACCTCTTGTTGCTAAAGTTACAGACGCTTTATCTGAATCTGTACCTGCTATATATGCTGTAGTAATTGTACAAGTAATTGTAATATTGCCTGATGTATTATTGAAAATAGATATTGCATCTCCCTCTGCAAAGGTAGCATCTGGTATAGTAATAGAACCACCAGAACCTACTTGAACATATTTACCGACATCTGCTGTAGCTAATGTGTATGAACTTGTTTTAGTTCCAACTGGTGGAACATTTAAAAATCCTAAAGTAGATGCTGTGTTAGGTAGAGTATATGTTGTTGTTCCAGCTATTGCCTGAGTATTTAATGTAGAAGTGCCACTAGTTGAGCCAGCTAATTTTAAATTTCCTGAATTAAAGGTTTGAACAGCAGTAAAAGTAGTTGCTGTGCCTGGTGCTACATAGTCTGTTCCTGCTGTAGCATTTGCTAAAGCACCACCACTATTAGCTTTTAGAATAGCTGTACCTGAAGGAGGTGCTAAATAGTCTGTGCCAGCAGTAGCAGCAGTTAGTCCAGTAGAGCCATCACCTTTTTGAAGTGCTGTACTAGAAGTTAAGCCAATAATAGTATCGCCTGACTGTAATTCTTGTATTGTTGTGCCATTAAGCACTAATCCATAACGAGTTGCCATAATTTTCCTTAACTTACTGTAACATTAATTGTTGAGCCACTTCTATTTAATACCGGTAGAAAACCATTAGCTAAAGCAACGTCAGCAGTAGTAGTGTCTCTTTTATAAACTGATAACTTAGTAGGTAAATTACCTAAATAGATTGCTTTTTCTGCAGGGTAAGTAACAAAGACATCTTTAGAACCTGCACTAAAATTAACTGCAGTTCCACCATTGCTAGACTCTAATATAGTGTCTCTAGATAAAGTAGTGCCTGATAGTGTGTATGTTCCTATACCTACTTCCCATTCATTCGTATTAGATAACTGAATAGTATAGAACGTAGTATTAGCATCACCAATAACAGAGAATGATTGAAATCCTGTAGCAGCACCACCTAATGTAATTGTGCCTGTGCCTGTGGTCGTAGTGGTTTCTCTTACCCTATCTTTAACGACTAGAGCCATGATTTATCCTTACGCTAATGTAACTGAAAGGTTACCTGTTGAAATCTTAAAAATATCGCCAGAGTCAATAGCTTTAGCTGTATCCAAAGCTGTATGGTATAAAAGATTTCCTGATGTTGCTGCATCATTAATACCAATCCAACCTACTGTTCCCCATGAAGCTGTTGCTGTTGGGAATGTAACGTCAGCAGAGTTTGTAGATGCACCGTTAGATGGTGCGCCAAATGTAACTGCTGTTCTAGCGTATGAACCACCTGATACTTCTGTACCACTACCTGCGTCTGTAGGGTCTGAAGTCCATAGTGATACATATACTGTTGCGACTGATGTATATGTTGTGTTGCGTAGAGTTGCATTGATTAATGCGTTCTCTAAAAAGTTACTCATTTCTGCCATGATTTTTCCTTTATCTTGGTGTTACGCTTAATGTTGTGTATGGATATGTTGAACCTAAATCACTCTTCTTAATATTAGCAATTGCTCTATCGTATAAAGCAGACCATGTAGCAATTCTTTGGTCGTTCATAAGATATGGTTCTGCCTCTGCTAGAGTTGCGTAAAGTAGAGCATCTGGATAGTATGCTAAGAACAAGTTACTAGCTGTTGTGCTAGAGATAAATGTAGGTTGAGCATAATATAAAATTTGAACTGTGTAGCTTGTATCAGGACCTGGTGCAAACTTAAATTCTGTACCTAACATTGTAAAATAGTGAGGTCTGCCTGATAATGTTGTTTGACCATCTCTAAAGAATAAGTCAGGTGACTGAAACTCTAGTAACACAGGTGGGTTACCTAACATGTGTATTTCTCTGACTTCTAAAAAGTCTGTAGGAAAGCCTACTGTGCTATCTGTAGTGTCAGCAGTAGCGACTTTTAACATTCTTTCTGTTCTTAAATCACGAGTCATTCTAAATTGTGCCATCTGAATGAAGTCAGGTATCTGTGATGTTAAGTCTGTTCGTGCTAAGTAGTTTTCTACCGTAGTTACAAACGAGGTATAGTTAGTAAACGCCATCTAATTGTCCTTTTAGTCTATCCCAGCACTTGTCCATCTCATCTTTATGCCATTCACTTGCAGCTAATGAGCTTAACCATGCTGTTCTGTCAAAATATGTTAAGTTTTCTATGTCTTTAATGTTATTGGATACAGGGTTTGCAGGGCTATAAGGTGAACCTATGACAGG